GGTCATCCGAAGGCTCGTTTTTTAGGTAGGCACGCCGCTGAGACTTTATTGAGAATCGCAGGGTAGGACTTATTGAGAACACAGGAGCCCCATCCCGCTCTAGTTTGGGTGCGCTTAAATCAACTTAAAGTCAATTAAAGCTGAATGTTGATAACTAAGGCTGAAGCTGCGCGGATTGTGGGAGTTAGCGGCCAAGCTGTTGCGCAAGCCATTAAGCATGGCCGGATCAGTGTTGTTGAGCAAGACGGGCGGCAGTGGATTGAGCGTGACGGATTGGAGCAGACGTGGGCGGAGAACAGCAGGAAGCGGATACCAAATATCAGGCAACATCGTCCTGGGCCAACTGTTGAAAGGCGGACAGAAGAGCTGCCTGATTACAACGAAAGCCGCGCACGGACTGAGTGGCTGCGCGCTGAACTGATGGAGCTGGAGCGGGCCGAGAAGGAAGGCGAGCTTGTGCGTGCTGACGAGGTGGCTAAGGCTTGGACAGAGTTAATTGCGATAACGCGGACCAAGATGATGGCGGTTCCGTCGAAAGCTAAACAGCGCATACCGGAGATCCCGGCGGATGCGTTCGTGGCGCTTGAAGAGATTGTGCGCGAGGCCCTGGAGGACTTGGCTAATGGCTGACATTGCTGAGCTGATGCGTGGAGCTTTAGAGGCGTTCCGTCCGCCGGAGAAGCTGACGCTGAGTGAATGGGCTGATCGTTATGCGTTCTTGTCTGCTGAATCGAGTGCTGAGGCAGGCAGGTGGCACACGCTGCCGTATCAGAAGGGAATGATGGACGCGGTGACTGACCCGGCTGTGGAGCAGATCACGGTGATGAAGTCAGCGCGTGTTGGTTACACCAAGATGATCAACCACGCGATTGGTTATCACGTCCATCAGGACGCTTGTCCGATCATGGTTGTGCAGCCGACTGTGGAGGACGCGCAGGGCTACTCAAAGGAAGAGATTGCCCCGATGTTGAGGGACACGCCTTGTCTGACTGGCTTGGTGAGTGAGTCGAAAGCGAAGGACGGGAACAACACGATTCTGCAGAAAAATTTTCCTGGCGGCACGTTGTCGCTGGTGGGGGCCAACTCACCGCGTGGCTTTAGGCGTGTCAGCAGAAGGGTTGTGTTGTTTGATGAGGTTGACGGTTATCCGGCGTCAGCAGGATCTGAAGGCGATCAGATCAAGCTGGGTATCAAGCGAACTGAGTATTACTGGAACCGCAAGATCATTGCTGGCAGCACGCCAACGGTGAAGGACTTCAGCCGCATCGAGCGGATGTACGAGGAGTCGGATAAGCGTAAGTATTTCGTGCCTTGTCCAGACTGCGGTGAGATGCAGGTGCTGGAGTGGGAGAACATCAAGTGGATCAACAATGATCCTGAGACTGCGGCCTATGCGTGCAAGGGCTGTGGCGTTCTGATCCCGCACAGCAAGAAACGCTGGATGGTTGAGCGCGGCGAGTGGCGTGCGACAGCAGCGGGCAACGGCAAGCACGCAGGGTTTCACATCTGGGCGGCGTACAGCTACAGCCCGAATGCGCGGTGGGCTGATCTTGTCGCTGAGTTTTTAGAGGCCAAGTCAAACCCTGAGCAGCTGCGGGTGTGGATCAACACCACGCTTGGTCAGACGTGGTCGGATGACTACAGCAGCGCGATGAGTGCTGAGGCGCTGGTGGAGCGGTGTGAGGATTACGAGGAGGGTGTGCTGCCTGCTGGTGTCTTGGCCGTCACGATCGGCGTTGACGTGCAGGGCGGCGGCGGAACGCTCGGTGAAAGATTGGCGATCAGCGTGTGGGGCTGGGGCCGCAAGGAAGAGGGCTGGCTGATTCAGTACGTCGAGATTGCGGGAGACCCGACGCGGTCTGAGGTGTGGAAACGTCTAGATGAGTTCGTGACGCGGCGTTGGCCGCATGAGCTGGGCGGCAGCTTGAAGGCTGACTTCATCGCTGTTGACAGCGGTGGTTTTGCCACGAGCGAGGTCTATCAGTACGCGCGAGAGCGAAGGGCCAATGGTGTGATTGCCATTAAGGGTCAAAGCCAGCGAGACAAGCAGCCGATTGGCAAGGCCACAAGGGTGGACATCAACTCACGAGGCAAGACGATTAAGAAAGGCGCGACTTTGTACCCAGTCGGTGTTCATGCCATCAAGAACACGATGGCTGGGCGGTTGAAATACACCGAGCTGGGCGAGGGTTACTTGCACTTTCACGCAACAACGGGTGAGGAGTATTTCAAGATGCTCACGGCGGAGAAGCAGGCAATCAAATTCCGCAACGGATTCCCTGAGCGCATCTGGGTCAAGAAAGGCGGCGCAAGGAACGAGAGCTGGGACACGTTGATTTATGCCTATGCCTGTTTGCAGCTGCTCTATCGCAAATATGACCGCCGGACGATTTGGGATCAGCTGGAAAAGCGTTTGGAGCAGCCGCTAAGATCAAAGGAAGCAACGCGTAAAGCGGTTGCGGCGCCGTCGTTCGTGAACAACTGGTGATTAAACATCCGGCTGAGATCAGGATCGGCGACACCGTAATTTTTGATGTGCCGTCTTTTGCCAACAGCATTGGCACAACGATTGACAACAGCTACACGCTGACTTGGTACGGACGGACCAATACGGCCAGTAAGGGTGCAGCAGTAGTTGGAACCAGTCAGGGTGACGGATGGCGGATCACAATCCCGTCTTCTACCACTGATGATTGGGTTGCTGGTACTTGGTATTTCCAGCTGGTAGCCGTTAGCGGCTCGACGCAGTATCTGGCGGGCGAGGGTCAGTTCAAGGCCATCGCAAGCCTTGCTTATTCAGGTGATCCTGGCGCGTTTGATGGTCGCAGCCGTGCGCAAGTTGATCTTGATCAAGTCCAGGCGGCCATTCGCACGATTCTTGATGGCGGTGCTGTCAAGAGTTATTCAATCGCAGGGCGCAATCTGCAGAAATATGAATTGGCAGATTTGTTGGCCTTGGAAACTAAACTGAAGGCTGAGGTTAAGCGTGAGCAGACAGCTGATCTGATTCGCAATGGCCAGGGCAATCCCCACAACTTGTTCGTGAGATTCTGATGGGCGTTCGATCTGCTTTCCGCGAACTGTTTAGGCGTGAGCGGCCACAACGTCGCCGCAGTTATGCAGGCGCAAGAGTTAGCCGGCTGACTGCTGACTGGGTGACGAGTGGCACCAGTGCAGACAGCGAGATCAAGTCGAGCTACAAGATGCTGCGCAATCGCGCGCGGCAGCTTTGCAGGGACAACGACTATGCAAAGCAGGCGCTCAGAAGTATCACCAATAATGTCATTGGGCATGGCATCTATCACCAATCACAGGTGCGGATGCAGCGTGGCGGGCGAATGGACGAGGCAACCAACGCTCGCATTCATCAAGCCTGGCAACGCTGGAGTCACAAGACGCGTTGCGATGTCAGTGGCCTGCTGAGCTTCTATGACATGGAGCGGCTGCTGTGCCGCAGTTTGGCTGAGTCCGGTGAGGTGTTCATCAGGATTATTCGCCGGCCATTTGGTGACAGCGGGATCCCGTTTGCGCTGCAGGTGCTTGAGGCTGACTATCTCATCGATGATGACGTTCAAGCCGCGAAGGACGGCAGAACGGTGCGCATGGGCATTGAGCGGGATGAGTACCTGCGCCCCATCGCCTACAACTTTTATGCCAACCATCCTGGCGATGTTTACGCCGGGAATGTGCGCACATCGCGCCGCATCCGCGTTAATGCTGATGATGTCATCCATCTGTTTATCCCTGAGCGGCCCAGTCAGACGCGCGGTGTCACTTGGTTTGCATCAGCGTTGCAACGGTTGCACATGCTCGACGGTTACGAGAACGCTGAGCTTGTTCGCGCTCGGGCTAGCAGCGCGTTGATGGGATTTATCACCAGCCCTGAAGGTGAGCTGGTGGGTGATGACATTGTCGATGGTGAGCGCGTCACAGACTTTCAGCCTGGCGTCTTCAAGTACCTGGACCCCGGGCAGAGCGTAGAGGTGCCGCAGCTGGACGCACCTGATGGTCAGCTTGAGGCGTTCACGCGGTCAATGTTGAGGGCCGCGGCCGCTGGAATCGGGGTGAGCTTTGAAAGCATCAGCAAGAACTACAGCCAATCGAACTACAGCAGCAGCAGGCTGAGCTTGCTTGAGGAGCGGGATACATATAAGTGTCTGCAGCGTTATTTCATCGAGAACTTCCATCAGATTGTTTTTGAGAAGTGGCTGGACATGGCGGTGCTGAGCGGAACGCTGAGCCTGCCGGGTTACGAAACAGACCCTGATCGTTATCGCGCCAGTAAGTGGGTGCCGCGCAGCTGGGAATGGGTCGATCCGCAGAAAGAAGTTGCGGCTTACAAGTCAGCAGTGCGCAGCGGCTTCAAGACTCTTGGCCAAGTGATCAGCGAGCAAGGCGGTGACATTGAAGAGGTACTCACCATGCGTCAGGCCGAGTTGGCGATGCTGGACGAGAAGAACATCATCACGGACACCGATCCGAGCGAGGTGAATGGTGGCGGTGGTGTTCAGCCTGGCTTAGGTATGGGTGCAGTCCCGGCCTTTGATGACACTGAGCCGCCGGTATCTGATGAGGAGGAGGTGCAGGAAGATGGCGACGATTGAAGGCGTTGAGATTGACCTGACGCCTACGTCAGGCATGAAGGAAGAGGCGCAGCGTTATCGGGATTGGAAGGCTGATGGCGAGGCTGGCGGCACAGAGGTTGCAGCACGCAGGGCCACGCAGATTCTTAGCGGTAACGAGCTAAGTGCTGACGTTGTGATCGCAATGAATGCTTGGTTTGCGCGGCATGAAGTAGACAAACAAGGCGAAGGTTTTTCGCCTGGAGAGGATGGTTATCCGTCACCCGGCAGAGTTGCATGGGCAGCGTGGGGTGGAGACGCTGGAATGAGGTGGAGTAGCGGCAAAGCAGATAGAATCAAAGAAATTCGTGATAGAAGCATGGACACGGATAGGGCCGAGCCTGGTGATTTGCGGGTTGGCGATTTTGTGCGCTGGAGTGCGAGCGGAGGCACCGCACAAGGCAAGATCGATCGCATTGAACGCGATGGTTCGATCAACGTCCCTGATTCAGAGTTCACCATCAATGGTGACGAGGATGATCCTGCTGCCTTGATCACTGTTTATCGCGAAGGTGACGAAGGCTGGGAAGAAACTGATGTGCAGGTTGGCCATCGCTTTTCAACGCTGACCAAGATTGCGGCATTGCGCTGGCTTGAGGGCAAGACTTACAAGCGCAGTGAGAACACTGCATTTGATGAGGTTGAAGACCGCATTTATGACTTTCCGTTCTCCTCTGAGCAGCCTGTGGCTCGGTATTACGGAAATGAAATTCTTAGCCATGAAAAAGGCGCTGCTGATCTCAGTCGCCTGAATGACGGCGCTCCGCTGTTGTTCAACCACAACCCTGATCGAGTGATTGGAGTTGTGGAGCGTGCGTATATCGACGACGACAAACGTCGTGGTTATGCGCGCGTGCGGTTCAGCCGCAACGAGTTCGCGCAAGAAGTCTTGCGCGACGTAAGGGACGGAATCATCCGAAATGTGAGCTTTGGCTACGCCATCGACAAGATGGAGGAGAGGAGTAGCGGCGAATTTGTCGCTACTTCCTGGACCCCTACGGAGGTCTCGGCCGTTGCAATCCCCGCTGACGCCAGCGTGGGATTTGGCCGCTCTTTATCGGAGTCCGATCCCGAACCCGCTGCCTCGGCAGCAATATCCACACCACCTGTTCCTGAAATGGAAGACACCACCCCTGATATGGAAGTGGTGCGGGCCGAGGCCGTTGAGGCTGAGCGTTCCCGCATTGCTGAAGTGACCAGCCTGTGCAACAAGCACGGCATGGAAGATCTGGGCCGTCAGCTCGTCGAGTCTGGCCGTTCGATCAATGAAGCACGGGCTGCCGTGCTTGAAAAACTCAACGTCAAAGAGGAGCCCGTCAACATGAAGGCCGCTGAAATTGGCCTCACCGAGAAGGAAAGCCGCAGCTTCTCCTTCCTGCGTGCCATCAACTATCTGGCCAACCCGACCGATCGCGCTGCCCGTGAGGCGGCTGCTTTCGAGATCGAGGCATCTGAAGCTGCTGCTGACAAGCTGGGCCGCGCTTCCCGTGGCATCACCATCCCCATGGATGTGATGAAGCGGGATCTGAACGTTGGTACTGCCACCGCTGGCGGCAACCTCGTTGAGACCGAGCTGGATTCCGCCAACTTCATTGATCTGCTGCGGAACGCTTCCGCTCTGGATCAAGCTGGCGCAACCGTGCTGACGGGCCTCTCTGGCAACGTCAACATCCCCCGTCAGTCTGGTGCTGCTACCGCTTACTGGGTTGCTGAGTCCGGTTCACCCACCGAGTCCCAGCAGACCATTGATCAGGTCGCACTGACGCCTAAGACCTGCGGTGCCTTCACCGACTTCAGCCGCAAGCTGATGATCCAGTCCTCCATCGACGTGGAGAACATGGTGCGCACCGACCTGGCTCGTGTGCTGGCTCTTGAGATCGACCGCGTTGGTCTCTACGGCTCCGGCTCCTCCAACCAGCCCCTGGGCCTGAAGGACACCACTGGTGTTCTGACTGAGGACTTCGCTGCTAACACCCCGACCTTCGCTGAGGTTGTGGCTCTGGAAAGCGACGTGTCTGGCGCTAACGCTCTGCTGGGTTCTCCTGTCTATGTGATGAACGCAGCAATGGCTGGCAGCCTCAAGACTGCCACCAAGGATTCTGGCTCCGGTCAGTTCATCCTCCAAGGCGGTGAGGTTAACGGCTATCGCGCTGTGATCTCCAACCAAGTCGAGAGCAACGATCTCTGGTTCGGTAACTTCTCCGACCTGATCATTGCTTACTTCTCTGGTCTGGATCTGATGGTGGATCCCTTCACTGGCAGCACCTCCGGCACCGTCCGCGTGGTTGCTCTGCAGGATGTGGACATCGCAGCCCGCCACGGCGCGAGCTTCTCACGCGGTAACAACACCCTCTGATCATGAAGATCGAGATCCGTAAACAGGTAACTCTTGCGGGTCAAATCGTCCGTATTGGGGAAGTCGTCGAGGCTTCCCTTACGGATGCAGCGATCCTGCTAGGTCAAGCTGCAGCTGTTCCTTATGTGGAGCCCGTGCAGCCTGAGGAAACGCCAACGCCTAAGGCAGAGGCAAAGCCGAAAACCACTACACGCCGGAGGGCTAAACAATCATGACCGTCCAAAATCTCGGCACGAAAACCACGCTCTTGTCGCTCTCGGCAAGTGATGTGGTTACTGCAAGTGCCAACCGCACTGGCGTCGATCTCGTCGATTACGAGGGCGACATCATGGCCGTTCTCGATGCTGAGGCCGGTGGCTCTGGCATCACCTACGCCGTGAAGATCCAAGACTCCGCCGACAACAGCACCTTTGCTGATGTTTCTGGTCTGGCCTTCACGACCACGACTGCCGACACCGCACTGACCGAGACCCTTCGCATCAACAGCGACGAGGTCAAGCGTTACATCCGTGCTGTGATCACCGTTGCTGGTGGTACTGGTGCTGGTGCTCTGAGCGTTGTTGCTCTTGGCTCTAAGAAGTACGGCTGATCATGCCTATCACCGAGGATCTCGACGTTTACTTGGCCGACTTTGGCGTTAGCTGTACGGCTGGCGCCACAACGGCCAATGGAATACTCGACATGCCTGGTGAGGTAGTGGCTGGGGGATTAGTCCTTACAACGGACTATTCCCTCACCACCCGGTATTCAACATTTGGCACCTTAGCCGCAGGGGATGCGATCACTGTTGATGGTGACGCTTATACCGTGCGCGAAAACCGCCGCATAGGTGACGGCAAGTTCGTTGAGATCGCATTGCAGAAAACCTGATGGCCATTCAAAAGGTTGACAGTCGAGCAGGATGGTCAGCGAGGAATCCGCTTCTGTTATCAGGTGAGATCGGCCTTGAGAAAGAGACTGGCAATCAAAAGATCGGCAATGGCCGCCAACAGTGGAACGATCTTCAGTATTTCGGCAGCCCTGGCTACTGGGCTGAGTTCGCAAGCGATACAGACCAAACGGCAACAGCAAACACCCCAACAGAAATCACGTTCAACAAAGCCAACGAGCATAACCATGGCGTAAAGGTCATCTCTGACAGCAGGCTGACCGTTGAGTATCCAGGCGTTTACGTCTTTGAAGTCATGCTGCAGCTACAGAATGACGACACGCAAATTCACGACGCGCATTTCTGGTTGAGGAAAAACAACGCTGGTGACGCAGGCAACTTAGCTTTGACAGGGAGCACAGCCAGTGTCATTGAAAGCCACGGTGGGATCCCAGGTGCCAACAACTTGCTGCTTGACCATACGTTGAAGTTGGCTGGCGACGATTACATCCAAATCATGTGGGCTCCCTCGGACGCGGATATCTCACTGAAAGCAGGAGCTGCAGCATCTAGCCCTTACGTCAGACCGTCACGGCCTAGCGTTGTGTGCAACGTGTTTCAGATCGCGGGGGCTTAGTCATGACGACACTGCGCGAGAACATCCTGGATGACATCGTTAGCAGCCTGACGGGCACAACCAACGTCGGAACGCGCATCTACAGAAGCCGCGTTGTGCCGTTGCAGCGTGGTGAGAGCCCTGCACTGGTTGTTGAAGCGATTAGCGACACGCCTGAGCAGAACACCAGCCTGCCAACGCTGGACTGGACGCTCACAGTGCGTGTGTCTGTGATCGTGCGTGGCGATAAGCCTGATGAAGTTGCAGACCCAATCGTTGAGAGCCTGCACAGCAAAATCATGGCTGATCTGACGCTCGGAGGATCGGCCATCGATGTGCAGCCAGGAACGACAACATTTGAAATGGTTGACGCTGATCAGCCAGCTGGTGTGATTGGTGTTGAATATCTAGTGCGTTATCGCACCCGGCTCGCTGACCTGACTCAAGGCCCGTGACTATTATGGGTTCTGATAGTCAACTTCCTGTCTCCAACTGAGGTTTTGACCAATGGCACTTAGAACAAGTCAACGCCTCTTGTTGGCGAAAGAGGAGTCAACTTACGGAACCGATCCAACGCCAACAGGCTCTGCAGATGCGATCCTTGTTCGCAGCCTTGAGATCAGCCCTTTTCAGTCTGACGCTGTTGAGCGTGAGCTGATTCGTGGCTACATGGGGAATTATGAAATACTCCATGCCAACCAAAGAGTTGAGGTGACTTTTGAGGTTGAGATGGTCGGCTCTGGCACAGCCGGCACTGCCCCTGCATTTGGCCCTTTGCTTAAGGCTTGCGGCAACAGCGAAACCATCGTTGCCAGCACCTCGGTCACCTATGCCCCGGTAAGCAGCAGCTTTGACTCTGTCACCATCTACTTTTTCCAAGATGGCGTCCGCCAGAAAGTGACTGGCGCTCGCGGTTCATTCTCGATCAACGCAGAGATTGGTCAGATCCCGACCATCAACTTCACGATGGTTGGCATCTATAACGAGCCGACAGACGTTGCAAACGCAACGCCGACGTATCAGAACCAAGCCAAGCCGGTGCTGTTCAAGAACGGCAACACCACCAGCCAGCAGCTGTTCAGCTATGCCGGCGCTGTGCAGTCGTTCAGCTTTGATCAAAACAATCAGAGCGTTTATCGCGAGCTGGTTGGTGGCAGCAAGGAAGTGCTGATCACTGATCGTCGCCCTGGCGGCAGCATTGTTCTTGAGGCCGTCACGATGGCAACCAAGAATTACTTCACTGCCATCACAGGCTCTGCCACTGGCAACAACACGTTCCAGCATGGCCAAACTGCTGGCAACATCTTCACCTTCAGCGCACCTCAGACTGATTTGTCTGCTGTTAGCTACTCAGATTCTGATGGCGTTCAGATGCTGAACTTTGACTACACAGCAACCCCGACAACATCGGGCAACGATGAGTACAGCCTGGCACTTACATAGTGCGCTAGTTTTGGGATGAATTTTTCCTTTTATGGGATTCGTCCTTAAGAAGTCCAACACCTACAAGTGGCCCGTTTCTGTGGATGTCCCTGTTGATGGGGGCAAACACGAGCGGGTCACTTTTGATGTTGAGTTCAAAGACTTGACGCAAAGCCGTCTGCTTGAGATTGCTGAGCTGAGCGGTGAAGGCAATCTGTCTGACGTTGAGATCGCTCGTGAGGTGATGTCAGGTTGGGCAGGCGTTGAGGATGAGGACGGCAAGGAACTGCCTTACAGCATCACCAAGCGTGATGAGCTGCTCGACGTGCCCATGATGGCTAGTGCCATTGCTGGTGCTTATTTGGACAGCAAGCAGGGAGCCAAGAGAAAAAACTAGAGGAGGCCGTTGAGTATTTGTTCAACGGTCCTGATGACACCTCAGAGCTGATGGCTGATGCCAAGGCGTTTGGCTTGGCGTTGCCTGAGCCTGATGCGCCTCAAGATTTTGAGGTGTGGTCTGATAACTGGCCTGCAGTTGAGATGTTCCTGCGTTGCCAGACGCAATGGCGCACAACGGCGTCAGGTGTTTGTGGGCTGGACTATTCAGCTGTTGAATGGCTGTTTAGACTGTATGAAGTCGAGGATCAGCCGGCCGTGCTTGAAGACTTGCAAGTCATGGAAGCTGCGGCGGTCAAGATCCTGAATAAGGAGCAGGGCTGATGCAAAAGTCAGTCTTTCAGATGCTTCTGGATGTCAAAACCAGAGGCTCAAATAACATCAGGCGGCTCGGCAGGGACCTGCAGGGAGTACAGGGCAAGGCTAAAAATCTGGCCTCGTCTTTTACTGGGCTGACTAAGCCGCTTATTGCGTTAGCTGGCATTAGTGGTGGCGCTGCTTTAATCACATCGATTTTTGGTTCTAGGGCAGAGCTTGAGTCGCAGACTCGATCACTGCAGGTCTTGACCGGCAGCGCCGAAAAGACAAAACAGATCGTTGGTGAGATCAAAGCGTTTGGGGCCGCGACACCGTTTCAGGTGCGCGACCTGATCAATGTCACCAAAAAGCTGAAAGCGTTTGGCATTGAGACTGATTCGCTTGTCGATACAACCAAGCGACTGGGTGATATTGCTGGCGCCACTGGTGCTGACCTTGACGGCATCGCAACTGCGTTCGGTCAGATCAGGGCGAAGGGTAAGTTTTCGCAGGAGGAGAACCTGCAGCTTCTGGAGCGTGGCGTTGATTTAACGACTGAGCTGAAGAAGATGTACGGCTTGTCTGGTGACGAGCTGGCCAAGGCTATGAGCAAAGGCCAAATCAGCTTCGAGGCGGCAAACCAAGCCTTGATCACGTTGACGAATCAAGGCGGGCAGTATTTTGGCGGCGCAGTCGCACAGGCAGACACACTGAATGGCAAGCTTTCAACGCTTCAAGATGCCTTTGTGACGCTGGGCCAAAACATTGGCAAGGTGCTTGAGCCGTTGTTCAAAGGCATCCTTGACTTTGTCACGTTCTTAACTAATAAGCTCAACAGCCTGTTTGAAGAGGCAGATATTACAAACGAAGCTCTCAAAAATGTTATAGGCGGAAAAACGCAAGCACAGTTTTTTAAGCAGAGAGGCGCAAGGGAAATTCTTGAAGCTGAAAAGGAAAGAATTAGAAAACAAAGATCAGCGGCCAGCGGCGGGGAGACCGTTCAGTTCACGCCTGCCTTGTTGGCAGGTACAGCTGCAAGCAACGCTTCAACTAAGGCGACCAAAGAGACAGTGCAGGCGTCTGACCAAATGCGTCAGATCTTGGAGCAAATCAACGTTGCAAGAGTTGCGGGCAATGAGTTCCAGCTGGCAGGGCTTGAGTTTGACCGTGAGATGCTGCGAATCCAAGAGGAGGGCTTGACTGGCAACAATCTTGCGATTGCTCAAAGCAGCGCCTTGGCGGACTTTGACTTGAAGCGTCAACAGCTTTTGTCTGGCACTATTGAAAAGCAGAAAGAACTCAACAAAGAGACTGACAAGTACAAGATCACTCTTGATCAGGTCAAAGACACGCTGGCTAATCAAATGACCAGCGCGATCGAGGGTCTGATTGACGGCACCAAGACTTTGGGTCAATCGTTGTCTGGTCTGTTGCGGACGTTTGGCAGCATGTTCCTGCGGTCTGGCATGGGCAGGCTTGTAGAAAACATTTTCCCCAGCGCCAAGGGCAACGTGTTCGCTCAAAACGGCATCGTGCCTTATGCCAAGGGTGGCTACATTGGCCGGCCAACAATGGCGCTTATGGGTGAGCAGGGCCCAGAAGCCGTCCTCCCTTTGCGCCGTGGCCGTGGCGGTCGTCTTGGTGTTGAGACTTCAGGTGGTGGTGTAGGTAGCGTGACAGTCAACGTTGACGCTACGGGTTCTGCTGTTGAAGGTAACGATGCTCAAGCGTCACAACTCGGCAAGGCCATTGGCATTGCTGTGCAGCAAGAATTGGTCAAGCAAAAACGTCCTGGCGGTCTACTCGCAAGCTGATGGCAACTTTTCCTTCTATTGACCCTGACTACGGTGCGCAAAAGGCAAGCCAGCCAAACGTGCGCCGTGTGCAATTTGGCGATGGCTATGAAGCCAGGCTGACCTATGGCCTAAATCAGAATCCAAAAGTTTGGACTTTGTCCTTTGTCAATTTGACAGAGGCTGACTCTGACACCATTGAGACGTTTCTTGATGCTCGTGCAGACGATTACGCTTCCTTTGACTGGTCGCCGCCAGACGAGACAAGCACATACAAATGGGTGTGTGATGAATGGACCAAGTCGATCCCATACGCAAACCGCGCCACAATTCAAGCAACGTTCCGCCAAGTCTTTGAACCGTAATGGCAGTAGCAGCCTGGGCAGCTAGTACCGCGTTTTCCGTTGGCGACATCCGACGCGCCAGCACTGAGCAGGCATCCGGCCTGTTCTTCCGGTGTACGACTGCTGGAACGTCAGATTCCTCTGAACCCAGCTGGCCAACAGATATTGGCAGCACAATCACGGACAACACTTGTGTCTGGACGGCGATTGCTTCTGCATATGAGGAGCTGGCCAAGCTCAACCCCAGTGCAATTATCGAACTGTTTGAGCTGCATCTGAACAACACGCTCCACAGCAGCACGAATGTTTACCGCTTTCACGCAGGCGCAAACGCAGCTATAGACGGCAACGTTGTTTTCAACGGCAACACCTACACCCGTATTCCAGTCAAAGCAGACGGCTTCGAGTTCACGAACACTGGTACGTTGCCCCGCCCCACACTGACGATTAGCAACCTAGACGGCACGATGACTACGCTTTTACTGCTGGTCAACGCGACCACTGCAGGCAATGACCTTGGTGGAGCGGAGGTTCGTCGGATCCGAACGCTGAAGAAGTTTTTGGACGGCGAGGCAACTGCGGATCCAAACGCCAAGTTCCCTGATGAAATCTGGTATATCGACCGGAAGGCTAATGAGTCACGGGACAGCGTGACGTTTGAACTAGCCAGCAAATTTGACCTAGCGGGTCAGAAGCTGCCAAAGCGTCAGATCGTTGCAAACGTTTGTCAGTGGAAATATCGCAGCAGCGAGTGCAGCTATACCGGCAGCAACTACTTTGACGTGAATGGCAATACTGTCACCACTTTGGCGGCTGATGTTTGCGGCAAGCGGGTCGAAAGTTGCAAGCTGCGGTTTGGAAATAATGCCGAGCTGCCGTTTGGATCATTCCCTGGAGCTGGACTGACTAAGTGATGAAGCTGACAGCGACAATGCAAGCTGAAATCCTTCAGCAGGCAAAAGACGAGTTCCCGCGTGAGAGCTGCGGCCTGATAGCTGTTGTCAAAGGGCGTCGGCGTTATTTCCCTTGCCGAAACATTGCCGAGACTCCTGATGAGCACTTTGTTCTTGAAGGCTGGGCAGAGGTAGAGGACAAGGGTGAGGTTGTTGCCGTGGTTCACAGCCACCCCAAAACCAATCCCGCTCCATCACCAGCTGACCGCGTTGCCTGCGAGAAGTCCGGCCTGCCATGGTTCATCGTCAATCCAAACACTGAAGGCTGGGGATACTGCGAGCCAGATGGCTTCGAGCTGCCTTATGTGGGGCGTGAATTTGTCCATGGAGTTGTGGACTGCTACAGCCTTTGCCGTGACTGGTACGGAAGGGAGTGGGGGCTTGAGCTGCGGGATTATGACCGCCGCGACCAATGGTGGGACCACGGTGAAAACCTGTATCTAGAGAACTTCCAGAAGGAGGGGTTTCACAAGATTCCGGTTGAGGAGATGCAGCGCGGTGATGCGTTGTTGATGCAACTGGTTTCACCCGTTCCAAATCATGCTGCGATCTATCTGGGTGACTCCCAGATCTTGCATCATGTGCAGGGAAGGCTGTCGAGCAGGGATGTTTACACCCTTGGCAGCAGTTACTATGGCAAGAGCACTGCTTGCGCCTTGAGGCATGAAAGTCGTTAAGGTCTACGGCGCACTCCGCAAGCGACTAGGCCAGTGCCGATTTGAGTTTGATGTAAATACGCCAGCGCAAGCAATTAAGGCGTTGTGCGTCAACTTTTCTGGTCTTGATAAGTGGTTAATTGATAGCGAAAAAGATGGAGTCGGCTATCGCCTAGCAGTCAGTAAAGAAAAAGTATCAGAGCACGATTTGACCCCTCTAGTAATGCCGTTTAGTGACCGCGAGGTTTTTAGCATCACGCCTGTGGTTGCTGGTGCGGGGCGCGGAACGGGTCAAATTTTGGCTGGCCTTGCTTTGATTACGGTTGGAATTGTGTCAGGTGGAGCGGGATTTGCTCTTAATGCAACTCAAGGCGTTGGTTTTGTTGGCATCACTAGCGCAAGTGCTACCGCTAATGCGTTTGCTGCTGCCGTTGGAAACCTAGGTGTGTTTTTAACGTTGTCGGGTATCGCAACTGCAATCTCTCCGCAGCCCTCTCTTGACAGCACTCTTGATGAGTCAGTACAGCTTGAGTCTTTTACCTTTTCAAACGTTGTCAATACATCAAAGCAAGGTTTGCCCGTGCCGATAGCGTATGGGCGGGTCTTCGTTGGATCGGCAGTCCTTTCCAGCGGTCTCGACGTTGATCAGCAAACGACATGACGCAGACTAAATACATTGCAGGCGCTGGTGGCGGAGGCGGCGGCAAAGGTGGCGGTGGTGGCTCTCACACTCCTACCGAGGCTGATGACACCCTTCAGTCAGTTCAGTTTGCCAGTGTTCTTGATCTTTTAAGTGAAGGAGAAATTGCTGGCATTGAAGACCCTGGGGGTGGAACTAACTCTTGGCATAAAAGTATTTTCCTAGAAGATACCCCAGTTCAGAACGCAGACGGAACAAATAATTTCAACGGTTTTACGATTATCACTCGGAATGGCACACAAGCTCAGACCCATATTGGGGGTAATTTTGCTTCTAATGAGTCAGAAAATGCGGTTAACGCTGAAGTAACTAACGGGAGCCCTATTACCCGGACAATAACGGACAGCAATGTAGACAAAGTGCGTGTTACGTTAGCAATTCCATCGCTTCGCATTGTTGAAGATGACGGTGACATTATTGGTCATAGCGTAGAGATCAAAATACAAATTCAGTACAACGGTGGTGGTTTTAATGATGTGGACTTAAACGGTTCTGGCACAATTAATGGTAAAAGCAGCGCAAGGTATCAACGTGACTATATGGTTCCCCTTAGCGGCGCTTTCCCTGTCGATATTCGGATGGTGCGCGTAAGCGCTGACGAGGCAAGCTCACGCCGTTCTAGCTCAACATTTTTTCAAAGTTATACTGAAATAATTGAAGAAAAGTTTCGCTATCCAAACTCTGCGCTAGTTGCTCTGCGGTTTGACTCTCGACAGTTCAACAGCATACCGACGCGTAAGTATTTGATTCGTGGGATCAAGGTCAAGATTCCAAGCAACGCGACAGTAGACACAACAACGCATCTAGGGCGCTTGACGTATAGCGGGGTCTGGGATGGAACCTACCAAGCTGCCACTTGGTGTTCAGATCCTGCGTTCTGCTTGCTGGACTTGCTTACCAACGAAAGGTACGGAGCAGGTGTGCCAGAAGACACGCTTGATAAATACGATTTCTTTGCGATCAGTCAGTATTGCAATGAGCTGGTCAGCGATGGGCAAGGCGGGCAAGAGCCCCGTTTCAGCCTCAACATGCTGATCAACAACAGGGACGAGGTTTACAACGTCATCCAGCAGCTGACTGCTATTTTCCGTGGCATTGCATATTACGGCGCGGGATCGTTGGTCTTGCTGCAAGACAAACCGTCTGATGCTCAGTATTTGCTTGGTCCGTCCAACGTGGTTGATGGGACGTTTTCATATTCAGGCACCTCGCAGAAAGCACGTCACACAGTTGCTGTGGTGGCTTGGCAGTCATACGACACCCGCGGCGATATTGAGTATGAATATGTAGAAGATCATGCTGCTGTTGCCAAGTACGGGATTATCAAAAAAGACATCAAGGCTATTGGTTGCTATAGCCAAGGCCAGGCTCACCGTCTCGGCAAGTGGGCGCTGCTTTCAGAGCAAAACCTGACTGAGACTTGTCAGTTTTCAGTTTCAATTGATAGCGGCATTGTTGTCCGTCCAGGCATGGTGGTCAACATTGCTGATCCCTTGCGTGGTGGAACGCGAAGAAGCGGGCGAGTCAGCTCAGCCACAACAACAGTCATCACGATTGATAGCGATACAGACCTGTCTGTAAGCCTTACTGCAAGCCCTACGCTTTCAGTCTTGCTGTCTACAGGCTTGGTTGAGACAAAATCTATTTCAAGCATTTCTGGCAGGGCAATCACGGTTAGCAGTGCTTTCAGCGAAGCACCAAGCGCAGGAGCCGTTTACTTGATCGAAACCACTGATATTCAGGCTCAACAGTTCCGAGTTTTATCAGTAGCAGAATCCGGCGATGGCATTTATGGCGTAAGCGCAGTTGCATATAACGAATCAATCTATGCAGCCGTTGAGTCTGACGTAGCCCTTAGGCAGCGTGACATCACCAACCTTTCTGCAACGCCATCCGCACCAGAAAACCTAACAGGCAATGAGTTTCTATATCAAGAGGGTCAAACGGTTCATACTGGATTTGATTTAAGTTTCACGCATGACCGCAGAAATACGAATGATTTTCAAATCAAGTACAAGATCGATAATGACAATTTCACAACGCTAATTACTAGCAGCCCTTCGATCACGTTGCGGACATTACGCGCTGGGACGTTGACCGTGCAAGTCTTGGCTCGTAATTACTTAGGCAGACAAAGCACAATTGCAACAGCAACTTTTACTCTCGTCGGCAAGACAGCAGTGCCTGGCGATGTTCAGAACCTGACGATTGAGCCTATTAACGCCAACAGCGCTCGTCTGCGATGGACCGAGACGGTTGATTTAGACGTAAAAGTGAATGGCCGTGTTCACATTAAGCACAGCAACCTAACTGATGGTTCTGCAACATGGCCCAACTCTGTCAATCTAATTCCTGCTGTTGCAGGCAACTCGACTGAAGCCATTGTTCCGCTGGTTGAAGGTGAAATTTTTGCCAAGTTTGAAGATGACTTGGGCAACAGAAGTACCAACGCCGCAAGTGTTCTGGTTGATTTCCCAGACACGTTAGGGCGTTTACCTGTCCTTACACGTCGAGAAGATCAAGATACACCTCCTTTTCAAGGAACAAAGACGAATTGTTTTTACAGTAGTGATTTTGATGCGTTGATTATTGATGGTGATGAACTTTTAGATTCAGTAACTGATTTTGACGCGATTAGCTCGTTTGACTTTATGGGCGATATCCTGACGTCAGCAGAATATGAATTTGCAAACACTCTTGACCTAGGCGCTGCTTTCTCTCTTGATCTTGCAAGACGGTTTGTAACCAGAGCTTTCTTCCCTAACGACAACATTGATTCGCGGACTGCAAACGTTGATACCTGGAATGACTGGGACGGCACGAATGCTGACCGTGTTAACGCAAAACTCTATATGCGCTCAACCAATGATGATCCGTCTGGGTCTCCGACTTACTCAGCATGGAGAGAATTCATTAACGGCACATTCACTGGCCGTGCTTTTCAGTTCAAGGCTGAGTTAGAAAGCAGCGACGTCGCTCAAAACATCCTTATTGATGAGCTGGGTTTTGAGGCCACACTTCAGCGAAGGTTTGAAAACAGCAATGGGGCGATCGCTTCTGGTACTAGCACTAAGGCCGTGACCTTTGACAACCCGTTCTTTACGGGCACAGCATCGCTAGGCGGCACGAACGCTTACCTCCCAAATGTTGGGGTGACTGTTCAAAACCTTGGCTCTGGTGAGCGGGTTAATGTCAGTAGTGTGACGGGTACAGGGTTTAACGTTGATGTCTTGGATTCAGGCGGCAGCAACGTAAACCGCAACTTTACCTACAGCGCAGTTGGATATGGCAGGACGCCGTAAGATGTATGCAATGTTGTTCGATGCAAGCTAGTCATGCCCCCAGTTCATGATTATGTTGTCGCAAATGGAACGGGAGCGGCGGTCCGTTCAGATTTAAATAACGCCTTGGCGGCAATCGTCAGCAATAACAGCAGCGCTTCAGCTCCAGCTACGACCTACGCATACATGTGGTGGGCGGACACTAACGACAATGTCCTCAAGATGAGGAACAGTGCCAATAACGGCTGGATCACGCTGCAACAGCTTGACGGCACGTTGCTGATGGAGGACGGAACTGAAGGGTCTCCAGGGCTTGCTTTCAGGGACGACACTGATACCGGATTCTTTTCACCTGGAGCAAACACATTAGCCATTTCTAGCGGCGGCACAGAACGCGTCAGGTTTGGCACTGCTGGGGCTGTGTTCAACGAAGGCAGCAATGATGTGGACTTCCGCGTGGAGTCAAACGGCCAAACTCACATGTTGTTTGTCGATGGGGGGACCGATTGCGTTGGCATTGGGGTATCAAATCCTGGAGATTTCAGCTCAAAAGCAGAAACATTAGTTCTTGCAAAGGGTGGTGATCATGTTGGCATCACTCTCGATTGTGACACTGATAAAGAAGGAAGCATATTTTTTGCGGATGGGGGTTCAGGGTCCAATCTATTCAGAGGGCAAATTGTATATAACCACAGCGGCGACACCCTGAGATTTGTAACTAACGCATCGGAAAGAGCGCGAATTAATAGCTCGGGCGAATGGGGCATTGGCACTACCACTCCAGAAAGTTTATTAGAAATTCATGACTCTGTTTCAAGTGATAATACGGCCTTGCGAATTAAAACTTACAAACCTGGCATTCGATTTATTGACATATCTACTGGCTCAGACGATGCAGAAATTGTTATGGATGGAGATTCATTGCGCTTTAGGATCAGCGATGAGGTTGATGCAGATACGGCCTTAACGGAGCGAATGAGGCTGACCGGCACGGGCCGGTTGGGTATTGCTACAACCTCCCCCGTTACGAGTTTAGATGTTTCTGGAGATGCTATTTTCGGAAACAAAACTTCTGGTAATCCTGAGGGTGGTCAGATAACCCTTAGAGCAAAAAACGGCAGCACTGGCTTGGCGAATTTTGACGTTGATAGCGCTGATGATATTCGCTTGTTTACAACTACTAATAACACTAATTTTAAGATTGGTCAGCTTAGTGGCACTGGCAGTGCCTTACTGTTTTATACAGCTGGGTCCGAGCGATCTAGGGTAGATGGTACAGGGAACATTTATATACACCAAAGTTCAACCGATACGCCTGGGGCCGGCAATACAACTTTAGGGGCATCTTTTGAAAATCTTGGTTCAGACGGATCAGCTCTTTTTGTTTCAAGATCAAACAACTATGTTGCTAGTTTTAACAGGGCTCAAGATGGAACAATCGTTCAATTTAACAGCGCAGGAAATACAGAAGGTACCATTAGTATTTCAGGCAGCACCACTTCATACAATGGTGCTCACCTTTCTCGCTGGTCACAACTTGCAGCCAATGCAGAGCGCATTGAAATCTTGCGTGGTTCGGTGCTCAGCAACCTTGATGAAATGTGCGAATGGGCTCATGCTGCTCAAGATGAGGTGCTTTGGACAGCAGAGGATGCCCTTCCTGAGGGCGTCAGTGTTGGTGATGTAAAGACACCTGCTCGTGACGCTTACACGGAAAACAACGAACAGCTGAACCGCATGAAGGTCAGTGATGTCGAAGGGGATACCAATGTGGCGGGTGTATTCCAAGCGTGGGACGATGACGATGACACGTTCACCAACGACTTCTACTGTGCGATGACGGGTGATTTTGTCATTCGCATTGCACAAGGCACCACCGTTGCTCGCGGTGATCTGCTGATGTCTGCTGGTGATGGAACGGCAAAACCGCAGGATGATGACATCGTGCGTTCCAAGACTGTTGCCAAGGTCACTAGCACCACGGTTTCCACCACTTACGCCGATGGCAGCTATTGCGTACCTTGTGTACTGATGGCTTGCTGATCGGTCTAAACTTTCTCTGACTTCACTTCACCATGGCTAACACCTACGTCTGGAAGATCGTCGATCTAGACAGAAATCTGTCGGATGGATTTGCTTTTCAAGCCCATTACACCGTGACTGCAATCAGCGATCAAGTGGATTCCAGTGGCAACCCTTACAACTCAGGTGCCTACGGCAGCGTTGGCCTTCAGCGTCCTGAGACCTTGGTTGATTTTGATGACCTGACCGAGGCTCAGATTGTGGCAGCTGTACAGGCTGAACTGGGTGGTGAGGAAAAAGTCACCGCGATCCATGACGAGCTTGCTACACGGATCACTGAGCAGATCAATCCAACTAAGGCATCTGGCACACCCTCTGGCTGGTGACGTCAGCTAGTCGGTTGATGTTGTGCTTTTGGTTGGTGATCATCTCTTGGTTGATGGCAATCATGAGCACCGCTCACATGATGTATGACGCTGGCTACTCACAAGCACAGCGTGATTTTCCTGCACACAAGCAATGCAACGCCCTGATCCAATGATTGCCGCTAAGCCTGGTGCGGAAGACGTGCAGGCTATGGCGGCTAGAACGCTGTGGCTGGAAGAGCTGTATTTCCTTGATGGCCGCGACATGATCAGCCATCCGCAGCATGGTCTGTTCACTGGTTTGGCGGCTAAATATCAAAACCTGCAGTCAACTGACGGCTACTGATGGCCAAGTCCCTAAGTGGCAACACTTTTGTTGTCGGTAAACCGAAACGGACCAAACAGGGAAATGGTCAACACTCACGCCCAAAAAAAGGCCGTAAGAAGTACCGTGGCCAAGGAAAACGCTAATTCTTCTAATGATCAAGCGTCTTGTTTTTGGTGTAGCCGCTGGCGCACTTGCCTTGGCTCCCCTCTCTGCCCGCGCAGATTGGTACATTAATCCGGAACTGAACGCCTCAGCCGGGCTTGATTCTGGAACAGGTGCCGCAAACCTCGAAACTCACATCGGGTACGACTTCGAGAACGGTGGTTACATCCAAGCGGGTCCAGCAGCTGTCCTTCCGGATAGTGGCGAAAACAAAGTTGAGTTCACTGGCAAAGCTGGTATCAGCGGCGGTCCTCTCTACGGTGAGATCTCTTTCAGCACCGGAGACGAGTTCGGCCTTGGTTTCAAAACTGGTGCCAAATTTAGCTTCTGAGCTATAACTCAGACGTCTCCTCACACCGGACAGCAAGAGGCTCCCGAAAGGGGGCCTTTTGTTTACTTAGGCACCTATGCAGAAAATCATCAACGTCGTTTCTGCCTGCACCTTTGTGCTGGCTCTAGCGAACACAGCCGTGATTGTTGTGGCCGTGACGCGTGGGCCATCAATGATGAAGCTCTATCTGAGTGAAATGAAGTTGGATCTGACTCAGACGATTCTTGATCAAGTTCCCGTTCCAGAAATGCCTGAACTGCCCAAAGCAACTGGGCCTGCCATTCCTTTCAGGTGATCATCTTGGTGTTGGCGGTTGGATCTTCATCATGCGCTTCGGGACCCCAGCTTTCCGCCTTGATCCGTTCAGCAAGGTCCGGTTCTGGCGCGGGTGCGTCTGGTTCTTGATCAAACGACGCTAACCATTCCCGCAGCGCATCTCCTGTAGGTGTTTTTGAGGGCCACTTGACCCAGCGCAGAAGGGCCTTGTGATCGGTGAACAGCCTTGCACTATTCCCACTCATTACGCTGTAAACAACTAGCGGCCCTTCACGGTGCTTTGTCCGTTCAATAAAGAGCTGACGACCTGCTGTAAACCGTTCTGCCTTCATGCCTGAAATCCGTGACATCGGTGTGCGAACAATCGGCGTGCCTGACATTTCTGCAGGTCAACCAATCCCGCCACCTGTTCTACCAGTAGCGCCGCCAGTTACATCAGCAGCGTTTCCGGTTATTGATATGCCTGGCTGCGTGCGTGCCCGTATTGGCAAAGGCACTGGCGTTCAGACGTATGAAGACGATGAGCGCGGAACGGTAACGCTGTGCGATGGAACGGTGCCAGTCTTTGAAGCACCCGACTACAGGCCACACGAGTTCACCTGGGTGCAACCACCGAAAACGAACAGTAAAAAGCCGGAGCCAAAAGCCCCGGCTGTAGCCCCCTCTTTTGATGTGCCAGGTCCTGGTCCCGACAATCCAAGATTGCCACCAAGTAAACCTTGTCCACCTTTTGGCGCGAAAGAAATCGGATCGTTTAACAAATTAGGGACAGAGGTCTTGGCGGGTTATGAGCTGCGGGACGGCAAGTGCGTAACGCTTTGGGATCCTGTGCCTGTTGGGCAAGTCGTCAACAACTATGTGCCTGATGTCGGCCCGACAGTTTCAGTTGCGGTCACTGCCGCGTTTGCCACTACTGCCGCCATCTTGAGCAAGCCGATTGCATCAGTGCTGCAGAAGCTTGCCAAGCCGATCACGAAGAAGGTTGTGAAGAAGCTCCTTTTGAAAAAGGCAAAACCGGTATCTTTACGGGAGCGGATCCTGGCGCAGAGAGATCGGAATCGCGCACTAATGGCTTTACGTCGGGCTGTGGGTAAGTGATGGCGTGGGTGTGATCTTCAACAGGGATTGGCTTGAGCACTACGTCAGCACAGATTGCTTTGAAGGGGCTGTCATCGGAAAAGCCGTAGCCGTTTTTTATGGCTTCAGAGCAAGCCTTGAGTCGCCCCATCTCGTAGTTGAGGCGTTTTTCAGCAAGAGCTTGTTCATAGAGGGCGACTTGTTTGCGTGCCGCCTGTTTACACAGCTCAATCGGTTGACGATCCAGTGGGATTGAAAACGTGGCTGTGATGCCAAAGTTATGGCTGAAGTTCTGGCGATAGCCAGTTCTCATCGGCTTGTAGTAAAGGATTTTGCCAGGGTTGTCTGGAACGCCATCTGGCCCGTCTTTGCCGTTTTTGTCAGGCTTGCCCTTGTTATCGCTGGTGTCATAAATGGGCTCTTGGTAATACTCGTTATTGGGGAAGCCGTAGGAATTGACGGTTGAGACAAACGGGCTGATGTTCAGCGTGGCTGTATCGCACTGAATGCCTGAGCCGTAAAACTGGCGCATGTATTGCCCAGGATTGATCTGGACAGCCTGATTAACGACTGAACCGCTGCTGTTGCTGACAGGTGCAGCAGTCGCGTTCATCTGTGCCGCTGCTGGCGCTCCATACATCAAGCCAAGCAACAGAAGACTTGCCGCTGTTTTCATTGGCTGAAGGTGCTGGTGGAATCAACGACCGCCTCAACGACTGTTTCACGGCTGATGTTGACCTTTTCGATCAAGCCAGGACCGCTAAAGGTTTCTGCGAACTGGAACGGTTGACCGGCTGTGGTCTGCTTCCAGTTACCACGGGTCTGGAACGTAATGCTGTTGGTGCTTGGCGTAGGGCTGACAATGCCGTTTACCGGCTGCACGTTTTTGCCGGAGACGGTGTACTCAAAGCCAGTGCGGTAAGACTCGGAGACAATCGACTCTTTAACCACAGTTTTTGACTCTGTCCGGGAAGTGACCACACCAGTGGCGAAGTTAGGGACAACTGGGACGGCTACTGCTGGAGTTGGTAACAGCAGCAGAAGAATTAGCCGTTTCACCGTGTCGTCAGCTCAGTAACAACTTGGCCGATTGCACTGGTGTTAGCTCCACCGGCTGTGACGGTAACTGCGCCAGAGGTTGAGATTGTGCCAGCCAAGGTTGATGCAGTTCCTGCAGCTGTACTGGTGATATCAGAGAAGGCGGGCACGGCTCCCACTGTTGGGGCGGATGTCGGGATTGTGTCGCCTGCCTGGAACGAGTTGCTGAAGCTGAACGCTGACCCGTTTGTGGATTGAGTCGCAGTGACGGCGGTCAAAGCGTTGACGCCATTAGTGTGAGCGCCCAGGCCGCCAATAGCGCCAGAAGTAGTGCCATCAGTGGTGTTGACCCCACTCCCGCTCACGGAATAGCTGTTGCCCTGTCTAATCGCACGAGTTGACGCCCCACCGACATCGAGCTGGAGGCTGCTGCTGATCCGGTGGGTAAGGTCAGCATGAGCGGGAAGAGCAGCTGCCAAAGTGATGCCCAATACCAAAAGTGTCCGGGTCATTTGATGCCAGCTTTGGTGTCTTTGTTGTCAACAATAGTCGGCTTCTTGTTGCCATTGCCATTGGACTTACGTTCGATGCCGAACGATGCCATCGCGCCAGTCAACAGTGACGCCACGAACGTATTGTCCATCTTCATCTGAGGAAAGATCCCCAGGTACGAAGCGGTCAGCAACGCAGCACTCCAAGCGAGCACCAACGCTTTGACGACATCCGCCATTGAGATGCCTTCTTTTTCGTGGCTCTCTGTCGGTTCTGTCATGATGAAGGCAGTGGCAGTCAGATCATGGTTGAAGTCTGGGCTGCTGTCGCTGGAGCGTCAATAACCACTGCTGCACTAGGCGTTTCAGGCATTAGCCGTCAAACACGCCAAGGTCAGGACTCGTTGATTCGTTTGACTACTGCGGTGGACAACTTGTCGAGCCGCTTGGACATTCTCCACAACGACATTAAAACCAAAGATGTGGAGGTGTTTGCCAGGTTGAATGAACTGGAGCGTGCAGTGGCACGGCTGGAAGGTCATACAGATAGGCACTAACGTATTAGTGATATTCAAGGCAGTCCGATGCTTTTGATTCTCAAGCCTGTGTTGATGACTATGTGGAAATCACGGGCCTTCAAAGAACTGATTGTCGCGATGTGCGAGAAGGTTGTATCGCGCACCGATAACGATTTGGATGACCTGGCTGTCAAGCACCTGCGTGACCTGCTGCTGCCTGACACAAGGATTGAAAAATAGACCTTGTCCGGCATCATCCAAGTGACCCTGCTGGTCATCGCCATGGCACTCGCGTTGCTGCCGTTTTTCGAGTGGTATAAGCCAGACGTGCCGCATCGCATGGCTGCCATCAAGCAGCTGGAAGAGGCGATGCCTCCTGAGTTGTTGTCAGAAGATGCTGAGTGGTTTCAGGCTTGGAAAGCTAGCGGCATCGACCAGGAGGTGTACTTGCCTCGTTATTTCCGACAACTCGATCTGCCCGGCGGTGAACGTAAGTGCTTCACCTCGTCTGGAGCGATGGCGGCGGCTTACTTCAAAAAGATTGCCACGCAAGAGGAGTACGAACAGATAAGGAAGCGATACGGGGACACCACCTCTGTTTACGCTCACGTCAAAGCACTGACGAGCCTGGGCCTGCAGGTTCGCTTTGTTGACAATGCTGATGCAGAAGACGTGATGGAGGCCATCGACGCGGGCGTCATCGTTATGGCCGGGTGGTATCACCGTGGTGACATGCTGCGCGGTGAACCGCCAATGTGCGGTAGTGAAGATTGCGGACACTGGTCTGTCATTCACGGCTACAGCGGGCGATACAGCAACGACGCGAGTTGGCTGATGAGCGATCCGCTCGGCCTGCCAGATATTGAGAGGGGCACGCACAATCCTGCTCTGTCTGGTTATCGCGTCAGCGTGCGGCAGGCTGCATTTCATCAACGTTGGCAAGTCAATGGCCCTAGGAGCGGCTGGGCCATATTTGTCGAGGCACAATAGGTTGCACTTAAAAGCAGCGAATGTCGGTTCTGTGTGACTGGGAGATCAAGGCAAGGTGTCAAAAAAGCCAAATGGTCACCCCTTTTGATGCAGAGTTGCTAAACCCAGCCAGCCTGGATCTGCGGCTGGGTCTGCATTTGATGGTTGAAAACATCTGCGACCCTGAGCTGATCCGCGTTGACATTTCAGGCAGAACAGAGGATGACCCGTTCATGCTGCAGCCGGGTGAGTTTTGCTTGGCTGAAACACTTGAGCTGTTTAACATCCCCGACGACATCAGCTGCCAATTTGTACTCAAGTCAAGCCGCGCACGATCTGGTCTTAATCACTTGCTTGCTGGCTGGTGCGACCCAGGCTGGCACGGATCGCGGCTAACTCTTGAGCTGAAAAACGAGCGCCTGCATCACCCGCTGCCTCTATA